GTCTGCATATACGCCTTGGTCGCTACTCCTGCACTGACCTAGATCACTCCCAGATCCACCAACATTTCCCGAGCCTCAGAGGTTGTTAAAACTCCACATGCGGTCAACTGGGCTATTGCTTTCATAGCAGAGGAAATGTCTGGGTCGCACAACCTGTCGGAACGTGTGCGCGTCGCGTATCGTGGGGTGTCAGGGCGGGAGAGAGGTGACGCAGCTCGCCTGTGATCGAACATTGACACTGGAGCAACTGGCGATCCCTCCTCCATGAGCGAAAATGATGATGTGGATGCGACCCGCTGAGGAATTGGGGATGACGGCGCGTGAAAGGCGGAAGGCGCGGGAGGACTACTGGCACTTCGTTGCGGGGTAACAGTGGGGTGTTGGGGCTCCGCATGATCAGGGGATGATTGTTGGATCTCGTCATCATCATCCTCTTCTTCCTCCACATCCTCCACTTCATCGTAAACGTGTAGGAGCAACCTTTTCTTGGCGGGGAATCTTAAGTCGACGTATCTGCAACGCGCTTCGTGACCAACCGTAACAGCGGGAATTAACTTTCCGTATTGCAGTGGGGTTGCACCATTAATGCTGTTTGGTATCGTGATCATGCCCTCATGGCAACGTGGAAATTTAGATGCCTTGCTAGCGTAATAGGGGACAGGCGAGTCTGCAACAACCACAATTCCAGGAGACGAAGACGTTAGCATGTATTGATCAACAAAGTCCGACGGAATGTGGGAAAATCGCTCGTTCCACTCAGTCGATGTAATGGACGCTCCTGATTTTGCGAATTCATCTAGGTCAGATTTCCAAGTTAGCTCGCGATCATCACTGACAGACGTAGATTGGGCAGGGACCGGAACAGTAGGAGTGCGAACTCGAGGGGCGGTGGTATCGATTTGTTCAGTATATTCGCCACACAAAGGACATGACGCAGTGAGGGTGTACCCTACAATCAAGTCGCGTTCCTCGTACTTTGCAAATTTGACTTTCTGTTCAACTTGAGCACGCGATGAATCAGTTTGTGCAACGTTGAGCTGCTGGGCGGAGGCACAGACGAATGAGTTGTTTGCAATCTGAACGGAGAAAGGTTTCCAAGCCATACGTGAGGAGACATAATTGGCGGTAGAGTGGTGCTTAGCAGAGAGATGTGAAACGAGACCAGGGGTTAGAAGATGCATGTCGTGGGAGAGTAGGCACGGGCGCGGGCGTTGATTTAAAATTGT